TTAAACCGCGCCCGTGGTGCCGGACGCGACCGCCCCGCTCTCTACGGTGGTTGTGTGCGTCTTCGGCAGAGCGAGGACCAGCAGCGGGATAACGACGTCGATCAGCTTGTCTACCTCCGGCGTGTCCGCTATGCCGTCCAGCGCCAGTGCCGACTTAATCAAGCTCGTTGCTTCTGCCTTGCGGGTGTCCGCCGAGTTCGGGTCCACGCTGATTGCCGCCTTGTATGTACCTTCGACGTGCTCCACGCCCTTTTTCGCAGTTGTGAGCACTTTCATGATGATCGGCCCAGCGATCTTCGGAAGAAATGGGCTAATCGCCACGGCGACAGCCTGTGCGTAATCGAGGCCGGTATCGACCTTTTCGAGAGCTTTCGTCTCGTCTTTGCCTTTGGTCTTGAGCTTCACGGCAATAGTTGTAATCCCCGCGAATACCGCAAGGCACACCATGACAATAAGTAACGCCAGTGCATATTGATTCATAAAATCACACTTTCTGCCGGGTTTACCGGCTATTTAAATATTGCTGCCAAAATTGCTGTCGCGACCCCCGCCCCGATCGCACCGATGATCGCCGCAACTAACTTGTCCCACCAGCGGCCCGGGCGGGCTGAAATGCTCTTGACGTCGGTCTTAATTTCATCGACGTCCGATTTCAGGTTATCGACCTTTTCGTTGACTCGCGCCATCGCCGCCGTAAGGCCGCGGATATCCTTCACCTCGGCGTCCAGCTCGTCAATGCGATGATGGGCTGATTTCGCGCTGTCAAGTGCCTGCGCGGCCGTCTGCGCGATTTCCGTCATGTCCACCCCTGCTCACCTCAATCGATACAGATTTGCAGCTTATCGATCTCATGCCCGAAGCTGCCAGCATATCCATCCTGCCCGTTTGTGATCTGGTCATCATACTGCCACGGATAATAGCCGCCTGTGTCCGGCGCTACACGATACTTCGCACACTCATAAGGCCGTATGCTGTCCGGTGTGGTGTAATAGACTTCGACCGCATCAATCGGCTTGCCGTCCCCGGCATACCCGTTGGAGCCGTCATTGACATTGCATCCGGTCACATACGGCAGCCAATGGCCGCCCAGCACATGGACACGGTATTTGACAGTACCTGCCGACACCCGCACGGCAAGATCTGTAATCGGAGCGCCATTGCTACGGCCCGCGAAGTCCGTAAGATTGCAGACTTCCGGGAGCCATACGCCGCCAGCACGCACACGGTAATAGGCATTCACGGCGGTGTCTACCGGTGCCGATGCAGGCTTAGCCGGCGCAGAAGAATCAATTCCCCGGTAGCAAACGTCGCAGTCGGTGTCGCCCGTGACGCCCGGTACTTTGCCGTCGCTGCACCACTGCCACATATCGCAGTCAGCCGATCTGTCAGTGCTGTCCGGAGTGTCGTTGCTGTACGCGGCCATCCAGATAAGCAGCCCCGCCTTGCGGCAGACCGTGACGTCGATCAGACTGCGCAGCCAAGCCGCCGAGGCGTAGACGTATACCGGGCAGGTGTATCCAGCGGCCCGGATTGCCCGGTAAATCGTAAGGATGCGGTCCGTAATGGCCGCTTTGCCGAGGCTGGATAGCTCCGGGCCGCCCACGTCCTCCACATCGATTGCAAGGCAACAGTATGGGCCGTGCCCGCTGATTGCCGCGATAAAATCATGCGCCTGTTGGTCGATGGGTGTCGCCCGCAGCAGATGGTAAGCGCCAACGTTAAGTCCGGCCGCGCGGGCGGCGGTCACGTTGGCGGCGAAGGATGGATCAGTGTACTGCACGCCCTCCGTCGCCTTGACGATGGTGAAGCCGTACCCGGCGGCTTTAACCCTCGCAAGGTCAAGGCCGTTTACACGGGTGTGGTTGTAAATATCGATACCGAGCATTATGTCGTCCCTCCTAAAAGTTTGCATAAATTTAGCCGCCCCGTTTGGAGCGGCTATGCTGTGTAATCCGTGCCGGTGATGGTCTTGTAGTCGGCAGCGGTGATGCACCCGACCTGTACGGCCTCCTGCATCGTGGCCTTGTCCGCCCATCCGAATTTCCACGCTGCTGTCCAGAAATCCATAATTATTTGCCTCCCATCTTAATCGATAATGCCGCAACCTGCTTACCGAGTGTGGTATTGGCAAGTGTGAGTTGGCTTACTTGTTTGCCGAGCGATGTATTAGCAAGCGTCAACGCCGCGGCCTGTTGCCCCAAAGCGGTATTGGCGGACTGTAAGTCACTGATCTGCTGTTTAGCGTCGTCGGGCAGCACGAGACGCTCCTTGCCTCGAATGACAAAATAATAGGTGTATTTTCCGCCTGTCTGCGTGGATTTAAGCGGCGTAACGCTGTATCGAATATCGCCGTCCGTGATCGTGTCGCCGTAGGTCTGCGTGGTATCGGACTGTACAATTAATACAGGCGTCCAGATACCATTGAGATTCATGTAATTTTCAATCATTTTCATCACCTCACATTACGGTGTAGCAACCGTCAGAATCTGGCTGTAATGAAATCATTGTGGACGTATCAAGAACGCAAAGCGGGCGAACGCCATAGTCGCCGTAGGAGGCGTAGCCGTCGTTGATGAGCGTACCGTCCGTATTGACGATCCGGACGTCGCACGAGTCGGAAGGGTAGGGCGTGCGGAGCCAATAGCACCACGCCGCTCCCGACGTGCCGCCGCAATTCGCCGCGCTGTCGGCTGTCTCATAGGCAATCCGGTCGTTATTGCCCGTAAACGCCGCGAGCTGTGAACCTTCCGCAAATTCAGTTCCTAACCCAACTTCTGTTCCGCTCGGAAGCCATACTCGAGCATTGAATGTTTCGGTGCCTCCACCGTCCGTATTCGATCTTCCGACCGTAACTGCTTTGGTTTTGAGGTAATTCTTTTCCTTTGTGCTGAATCCATTAAGGAAGCCTGCCACGGATTTGTACGGGTTCACGGTGACTACGCTTGTGCTGTCCGGAGGCTGATCCGCCCCGTGCTGCGCGGCGTACCATGACCCGGCCCCCGCCTCGGAGTTAAGCCACTGGTGAATGTTTGAGAGGACATACCTGTTATTGCCGTAGTTTTTGCGGTTGCTGTCGCCGTTCAGCGGTTCTTTCGCGTCGAGCGCATACCGTGCTATGATTCCGTCTGTAATCAGAGTGACGTCACTGCCGGAAATATTCGCAACCTTTTGAATAATCGGGTTTCCAAATATGGCGCCGAATTTTAACTTGGTGCCAACAGGCATTGAGCCTAATTCATGGCCCGCCAATGGCGTCATTGTGGCGACGCAATAGACCGTCTGACATTGCTTTTTACTGTTGTACGCAAATGCCCGATAGTAATATTGTGTGCCGTTGGTTAAGCCAGTGTCGGTATAGGTGGTACCCGTGCCAGAGTACACACGGTCGCCGTCTGACGGGCGCTGCGGATAACCACCAGTCTTTCTTAAAATCAGTACGCCAGAGAAATTTTCATCAGACGGATTAATCCACGAAAGAACTACTGACGCATTACCAATCGTCGCGTAAAAATTACTTACTTGGGCGGGCAGCGTATCATAATCACTGCCGCCCGACTTAAAATTTAGCGTCTTGCTGTCGGTATCATAAACACCGGTTAGCACAGTTCCGGCCTTGAAAAATCCATCCTCCAGCCCGCTGCCGTCCGGCAAAGCTACGGTTATCGCGTCGCCGCTTATGGTAAACGTATCGCCGAAATTGTAATCTACGTCGGCCTTGAAAACGCATGGCACAAGCCCGGACGCTACGGTAAGACCGGACAAGGCATAGACCGTCCCGGTCTTTTTACAGTCCAGCTTTGAGTATGCTCTGCTATTGATCTGTCCTTGCAGGTAAGCTGCCGCGTCTGCTGGCGGGATATTCTGCATTGTGGAAAGCCAGCTATTAAATTCGGCATACTTGGCGTCATGCCATTTCGCAAAATTTGTCTCATTCGTTGCCTTGAATTCTGCGAGGTCGGCCTGAATCTGATTATAAAATGTTGCCGTGTCAACTTGCGTAATTGCGCCCGTTACAATGCCGCAGACCGATTTGTCCAGCCTGCAATCGGTAATCAGTGACTGTGTGATTGCCGTCGTGCCGGCCGGAATACTGATTTCCGCAAGCTTGAGATCGTACTGCTCCACACTGCGGGTAATTGCCTGAGCCGTTGCGGAACTCGCAGGCGTGCCTTTGACGACCTGTGCCGTGATGCTTCGGGCGTTGATGTCCCAGCGTAGGACAATAATATCGATGCGGTTTAATACGCCGTCGGCGTTGTCGACTACCAGTGTCAGCGGGCCATCGTTGCGGTAAAGATAGCCATTAATCCACGCTCTCCCAGCAGGCAATGTAACTGACATGGTGCTGCCATCCGCCGTTACGCCAAGCTCACCGTCATAGGTGCCATTGCCGATGATCGACGCAATGTAAGTGGCCAGCCAATCACTGTTATATTCAGAATTTGTGTCACCCGGTACATACGGGAAAAAACCACTGCGTTCTGCCATTTATGTATCATCTCCTAAATTCAGTGTTTCCGGTAGCGGGGAGCCGCATGTCGGTGTGATCGTCTCAACGCCGTTTTCATAGACTTCCTCTACCTCAGTGATTCGCTCATCAATCCGGATCCCCCACTTTGCAAACGTCACAATGTCGCCGAGGTCCCAATCAATCAGGTACTTGTAATTTCCGGTGTCGATGGCGTCAGCGGAAAAACTTTCCGAGCGAACTGCTTCGGCCAGCTTCTCCGCGCCTCGCTGCCGGAGCAGGGCGGCATACGCTGCGTCAGATAATTTTTTGTAAGCATAACTGACGGATATTGAAGCGCCCTGCTCCGGTACAGGACTAAGGGTAATCGTGCTGCCGCTGATCGAATATGACGTTGTGCTGCTGCCAACTGTAACGGATGATATGCTGGACGGCGCGTGCGCCAGCGCAAACGATGTTGTCTTGCCGTCGCCACTGAAACTCTCGCTTGTGTTTTCGGTATTTTGCAGATCCTTGGCGTCGACCCACAGCTCCCGGCGCGGTTCGCCGTTTGTCTGGTCAACCGTGACAATTGTTCGGGTGCTGCCGTCGCCCTCGCCACCGACAATGGCATAATTTTTGTATCCGGTGCTATCCCTCGCATAGCTCGGCTTGTCGATATTGGCGTTTTCACTGCAAAATACGACCTGTGGGCGCACGGTCTGCCCCGCCGAGCGGTCGATACCGTCGTAAACCTCGAATACCCACTGACGGTTTGGCACGTCCAGCCGGACGCGGAGGCCCAGCGGCGCGGCTTTACCGAGTGCCTCGCAAACTGTGAGGACATTTTTGTAAGTCGCCTGAAACGTACAGGTCGGCGTAAGGCCCGCGATGTCCCCAAGCACCAAATGTGGCAGGGGTCGGGAAGTGATCGCATTGTCAGATACAGTCTTGCGCATTGCTGCCTCAACCGTACCCGCAAAATTAATCGTCGGCGTGATGATACGCTGATCCAGCTGAGACGAACCCATCCGGCCGGTCGCGGTGATCTCGTCGCCACCGTTGTCAGCTGTCGCAATTTTAATACCCTCAATAATGCCCGCCTCGTCACGGTCCAGCCGGTGGATGATATTGCCCTCGACAAGCAGCGCGAGATTAGCCCCATCCTCATCCATCGGGCAGTGCAGCTCAAACTCGCCCGGCTCGAAATACCGTCGCCGCCAGCGAAGAGAGCTGTAGCCGTCGATCACGCCCTGAAGCTCGATGTCTGGATTGTAGATGTAAAGGTCCATGTTCACGCCCCCCAATATGCCGATGTGCTCAGGATAGACACGCTCAGCGCGTCTATCCCGCTACCCGCATTGTACCGAAATAAATTATCCCCCTGGTAGGCTTTGAGCCATTTAGGGGGATACTGCATCAGGTTGCCGATATTGCTTGTCGCGCCGCCCGAAAGCAGCCTTACCCGCTTGCTGCCGTCGCCCGTGGTAATCACGATCATGTCGCCCGCGTGCATCGTCGTGTTGATCTGCATGAGGTCGTATCGGTTAATGTCGTAGAGCGACGGGTTAACGACGGTGCCGGTCGCCCGGAACGTAACGGTCAGGCCCATCGGCACGGCGCTGTCGTTGCGGACGTTGCCGATCAGGGTGTTGACCTTCTCGGTTACGCGAAACGGATTGACAATGTGCAGCGGAAATTTGATACAGCCCTGCCAGATGGCAAGCTGCGTAATCTGATCGGTCAGGGCGTAGAATTTCGGATCCGGGCAGATTAACGATATGGTCGCATCCCGAACTGTCCCCGTCTCTTCGATGTCAATTTTCTCGACCTGGTAGGCCGCTTTCCGCCCGTCGCCGCCGTCGTAGGCATAGACGGTTCCCCAGCTGCGCGGTTGAAAAAAGCTCCGCAGGCGGTCGCCCCATTGCTGATAATCCTCAAAAATGTTTGCCGTGATAACTGGGTTCCGCTTTTTCGCCTGTGACCCATTGTAATTTTCCCCGTCCTGCCCGCTGTTCTGCGACGTGCTGACCGTATACTCCGCGGCGGAGAATCCGTCTGTGTCGGAGAGACGGAGCGGGTATCCATCATATCGAAATTCAATCTGCTGCCCTTGCTGATTTTCACAGACTACCCGCTTCATACGATCACCCTTTCAGTTTTTTTACTACCTGTTGCAAACTGTTCCGCGTCAACCGTGCGTGTTCTGCAGGGGACGGCGTTTTTCCCTGAAAATACTGATAGACCTTGACGTCACCCGCAGGGCTTCCCGTCGGCGCTATACTTCCGGTTCCACCTGTTCCAGCCAGCGCAGGCGCTGAATACCCGCCGTATGCTGCTGCCATTGCCGTGCGCACCTGAGGGCCGCTGTCCGGGATAATCGGGATTGCCGACATCATGGACGACACTACCGAAGAAATATTGTCCTGAAAGCCCTGCCCGATACCGAGCGCAAGATTTTTGCCTATTACATCCGCAAACAGTTTCGACGGGCTGTGAATTCCAAGCCCCTTTTTGAATCCGGCAACGAAGTCATTGCACCAACCGGTAATCTTTCCCCATAGCCAGCTTCCGGCACTCGTAATGCCGTTCCAGATGCCGTAAACAACGTTTTTGCCGATGTCAAGCATTTTTGCCGGGGAGCTGCTGAAAGAAGCCGACCGCTGACGACACAAATTTCGGAATCTCCGTCGCCGCCGTGGAAATCAGATTCGTGCACCATTTTTTGACGTTCTGCAAAGCGCTAAGAAGTGCGGTCCAGATCTTCCCCGGCAGCTGGGAGAACCAAGTCCCGATCCGGTTAATCAGGCTCGGAACGCCCGTCGCAACCTGCGTACCCATGCCAGTGATCCACTGGCCGATCTTCGCAATGACCCTGAGTAAGCGCCGTCCAGATGCGCCCCGGGAGCTGCTGAAACCACTGGATAATGCCATTAATGATTTGCGGCAGCTGCGTCGTAACCCAACTCCACGCTGCCGTGCCGAAATTGATAATATTTCTGATCGCCGTACCGAGGGCGAGGCCGATGTTGTACGGAAGTTGTTGAAACCACTGACCGACCGACGCGATAAACGCCGGAATCGACTGCGTAAAAAACGATACGATGCCGTTCCAAAAGTTCGTAAAGAACTGCCCTACTTGCGTCCAGAGGTTCGACCACCATGCGGGAATACCGGCGAAGAACGAAACAAGGCTGTTCCATGCCTGCTTGATACCGTTGATCATTCCGGTAACTGCATTGCGAAATCCCTCGTTGGTATCCCACAAATGTCTTGATGCCAACGACGAGCAAAGCAATAGCCGCCACGATGGCGGTAATAATAAGGACGGTCGGATTTGCAAAAAGCGCTTTTGTTGCCGCACTTACTGCTTTAATTATCACCGGTATGCTTTGAGCAATATTGATTAACTTTCTTATTCCGTCCGCCGTTCCTTGAATCACCTTTGCTACTGGCGCAATTGCTGCTACCAAGCCCACTATGATTAAAATGATTTTTTTGCGTTGCGGGGGACAGCGCAGAAAATTGGCTGACCAGTTCAGAAACCTTCTGAGAAATCTGCGTGATAATTGGTGCAAGCAGTTGCTGAATCTTAATCGCGGCTGTTTCAAGCGCGCCCTTCATCTGCTCGATAGCGCCTTTGGCATTCCCCTGCATGGTGTTCGCCATTTTTGCGGCTGCGCCGTCGGAGTTTTTAAGAGAGGAAGTCAGCTTATCAAGGCTGCCGCTCCCATCCTTCAACAGCACCTGCATCCCAGACAGGGAATTCGTACCCATGATAGTAGCGACAGCATTATCGCGCTGCTCGTTGGTGAGCCCTTTCGTCTTTGTAACCGAGTTCTCCGATAATTTGAGACAATGGCTTCATTTTTTCCTTGCGCATCATACGCTGAAAAGCAATTGCTTTCATGGCATCGGCCTGCTCTTTGGAGGGATTCATCAGCGACGTCAGCGCCCCACGTAGAGTAGTACCTGCCTGCTCGCCCTTGATGCCCGCATTGGCCATTTCGCCAATTGCCGCCGTCACCTGCTCTAACGACCACCCAGCATTTTGTGCGACAGGGGCAATATACTTCATGGCTTCCCCGGTGTCTGCAACGGCAGCATTCGTGTCTGCTGCATTTTTTGCGAGCACATCGGCAACGTGTCCCGACTGGTCTGCCGCAAGGTTAAACCCTCTCAGGGTCGAAGCGGCAATGTCTGCGCTGCTTGCAAGGTCTTCTCCGGACGACGCCGCCAGATTCAGCATGCCCGGCATAGCCGACATGATCTCTTTCGTGGAAAATCCGGCAGATGCAAGGTTCTCCATGCCTTCCGCGACTTCCGACGCGCTGAACGCCGTATCCTGTCCTAACTGCAAAGCCTGATTATTCAGAGCTTTCAAGTCGTCCCCGGTTGCCCCTGAGATTGCGGATACGCGGGACATCTGCTCCTCGAAATCATCCCCCGTTTTAACTGCGGCGGCGCCTACCCCGGCTATAGCAAGAGTTACCGGAGCCATTTTAGACGCTACTTTTCCTGAGCCATCGGCGACTTTTTGAGCACCTACCGAAATCTTTTGCAGCGTAACGTTGCTTTGCGCCGCCTGTTTTTCAAGGCTCTTTAATTGAGACTCTGTTTTCTCAAGTTCACGCTGAAATGCCCGATACTTTTCTTCACCAAGCTTTCCGCTCTGGAATTGCTGTTCGACTTGCTTTTGAGTTTCTTTGAGCGTTGTTAGCTTTTGCTTTGTTGAATCAATTTCCTTTGTAAGGATTGTCTGCTTCTGCGTAAGTAATTCAGTGTTGGCTGGATCAAACTTCAGTTGTTTATTAACCTCGCGAAGTTCGCTTTGCAGATCACCGGCGGTTTTATTGACACCTTTCAGTGCATTAGACAGTGGGCCCGTGTCGCCTCCGATCTCAACCGTGATACCTTTGATATTGTTGCTCAATTTTACCATCCCCTCAAAATTAACATAAAAATCCTAAGAATTTTATAAAAGTACTTCATTGGAAATCTTTCTTAATAATGCTATAATGCTTTTATAAAATGCTTAGGAGGATAAGCTATGTCAAATATGATTGAGCCTTTGCCGCCGAAATTTGAAGTCCCTATCGGAGAAAGCGTAGAGCTTTGCTTAAAAGGCACAAATAAAGAATGGCTTATTTGTACTGATAAAGAGCTATACATCGTGAAAAAAGGATTCATGACCGGCCACTTGATAGGTGGTGGTATGTTTCAAATGCCCTATAAAAACATTACAGGGGTTCAAACTGATTACCACATGTTATCCGGATATTTTGAAGTAAGCACCGGAGGAATGCAAGGCGTTAAAAAAGATTATTGGAGTAATGGTCAAGACAGCCCACAGCAATCTCCGAATTGCGTTACGATTACAGGAAAGCTGTTGCTTCTAAAATTCCAAACCGCCTGTGACTTTATCAACCAAAAAATTGCGGAATCAAACGCTGAAAAGGCTCCAACGGCTCAATTAAGCGCGGCCGACGAAATTAAAAAATTTAAGGACCTACTGGATTCTGGAGCAATATCTCAAGAAGAATTTGACACAAAGAAAAAACAGTTGCTCGGATTTTAGATCGTCATTTTGCGAAAAAATGAATCCGCCATTGTATTCAAAATACGTTGGCGGATTTTTATTTACTCTTCGAAACTTTTCCAAAATACTGCCGCAGCATTTTCCTGTCCGGTTCCGTCTGCTCTGCGGCCCAGCAGCGTTCCAAATAATCCCGGCCCTGCTCCGTTTGCTGGCACGTGAATATCACGGCCTCGCGGAGCAGGAACCAGTACGCGAAGATATTCAGGTTCTGCACCTGAAAAAGACTAATCCCGGCATAGTCGGCGACAATCTTGTCGTTACCGGACCATGCTGTATAATGCCCCTCCGGCTCATCGTCCGGGCATGAGGGAGGGGCTAGTTCTTTTTTGTGTCTGCCACCCAGTTGAAATACGCTTCGCAGATTCCCGCGAGGCCGTCCTCGTCGAATTCGTCAATGAATTCCGGCGGAACTTTGACCTTGCCCTTGTTGCGGGAAAATATCTTCGCCACGGCATCGCGGAGTTCGTCGATGCCCGTTTCCTTGTCTGTCACAACCTTTGCAAGCTTCCGAAGAAATTTCAGTTTCGGCGGAAGTGCGTCCACCGTGATAGCTTTTTCCGTCCCGTCGTCCATCTGTGCACGAAGAACGGCATGAAAATAGCGGCTTTTTACAGCCGCCATGTCATAACTATTTTCTGCCATTTCGTTTCACCTTACACTTTCGCCGTCACGGTGCAGATACCGGCCTTAACCGCTTTGCCTGCACTATCGACTTCGGCAACGGTCAGAATGTCGCCGGTCGCCGCCGTAATATCGGCTGTGCCGTCCCATGCCGTCCAGGCGGACAGCACTGCGCCGACCGCCGGGGTCTGCGCGCCGGTCATATACAGGTAGCTGTTTCCGCTGCCGATCGTGGGCGTGACGGTCAGTTTTGTTTTGCCCGATGTGCTGCCGGCCGCAGACGATACTGTCAGGCCGCTCGCCTTAACCGTGTCACCGAGGACTTCCTCGTCGTATACGATAAGTGTGCCTTCGCTGTCGCTGGCCTGCGCCGTGATTTCGAGGTCCATATTGCCCGAATCGTCCGGCTTGAAGTTCAACTTGAACCCGCCGGTCTGCGTACCGACTATCGTAAGCCGTACTGCGCCATACTGCGCGTCCGGATGCACAAAGCGAAAAAGATGTACCTTGCCGTCATCCTGCCCCATACCGCCGATTTTAATAGTGCGGTGCCCCTGCGTCTCAGTAATGCGGGCAGTAGATACAAAGGTATTAAAATCGGACGCGGACCATGCAATCAAAGATGCTTTAAAAGTCGCTTCTTCGGCTGTCAGTTTGCTTCTCTGGATAATACCGAAATCGTCCTTGAAAGTTTTAAATGTCGGCTTGTAATCAACTTCGCCGCCCTTTTCGATGTAACCGATGCGGTGTGCTTCAATTTCTATGTCAGCGTCGGCCGGAATTTTTCCGGAAAACACATCATGATAGAGATACCCGCTCCCAACCGGGATATGGATAATTTTGTCCGCCATTAAATTTCAGTCCTTTCCATAATTGGAGTCTTGATCGTATAAATCGTTTCGTACATGTCGTCGGGGTCCGGGAGCCATGTCTGTTCGCGGGTATATTCAAGGCCCGCCGCGTCGAACAGCGCTTCCAGCTTCGAATTGTACTCAGATGTGTCGGAGTATCGCTCGACAGTCAGATTATGCTTTGTCAGGAGATTCCGCATATCCGCCCCACCATGATCCTGAGCGTCCAGAAAATAGATGTACGGAGGAGGCGGGGCGTCGCCCGGTGGAAAGCATGTCTCCGCGACGGGTTCACCGGCCTGTTCCAAGTACTTTTTAATGTCCGTTGCGGATCACCTCTTCAACGCGCTTCTCAAAGGCAGCGTTCGCTTTTTCCTCGTTCTTTTTGATATGCGGTTCCGCTTTTGTCCGGCCACCGTTGCGGGTGGCATGACCGTATTCCAGCAGATGCGTCAGGCGGTATTCCTTGTTGTGGATCACCGTATGCTTTTCCGACGGCGTGTCCTTTGTAACTGTAACCTTCCAGCCCTTTTTGTATTTGCCGGTTGCGCCGACCGGACTGTCGGCTTCAAGATTTTCCTTGCATTCCTGCGCCGTGACATCCTCGGCTTTTTTGATCCCCGCAGTCACGTCGTCGGTATACTCTTGCAGATTCCGCATGATCGCGTCGGCAAGCTCGTCAATCGGCACTGTTTCGCTCATACGACCGCCCCGATTCTTCGGAGCGTCAGCACTGTGGCTGGAGGATTCGTGTCGTAAAGGTATTGCGCCTGCTCGATCTTATACTCCGTTTTGCCGATAACTGCCCGGTTTTCCGTCGTGACGTCTTCCCGCAGCGGGATATGGATCAGCCGGGTAATTTCGGTACTGGCCGCGCGGGCAGCGTAAAAACGCTTCATCCCGACTGTTCGATTCCCATAGCAGAGCGTCAGGAGCTTATCTGCAAGTCTGTTTCCTGAGACGGAATAAATATCGCAGGAGCCGCTGTTGAACGTCAGGAATTCGGTCGGCGTCTGAATTTTCACGGGACCGTCACCATCCCCGCGCGCTCCGCACCGTACTCACCGTTGATCTCCACAACCATGATCTGCTGACCGGACGCGGCGGAAATCGGTGAAAAGCCGTCCCATGCCGCCCAAACAGAACCCGGCGCGCAGGTATCGAGGCGCTTCGGCAGCGTCAGGCCGGTTCCGACCTGATAGGCATAACCGTCGCCGTCGTCTGGCGCGGGCGCAATAGCAAGAGAAGCAAATGCTGTGTCATATATCTTTGCAACAATCGTCAGGCTTTCGATAACTGGCGCCTGTGTGCTGAGATTCAAGTCAAGTAGTTCCGCCTCGAAGTTTTTCTCAAATACCTCTAACGCTTGACTTCTCGCGTACCGACAATAATCCAGCAACAAGGTCCGCGGCTGATCCTCCACAGTAAAATCAAGTGGCGCGCCCGCAATTTCCTGCAAGCGCGTCATTCCTCGTTTGATGTATCCTGTAACCTCGGTGTCCGTGGCAGCGTCCTGCCACGTGATTTTTAGATAGCTTTTAACTGCATCAAGCAGTCCTTCGGGCAGGTCGACCATAGATTATCGCCTCGATTATGCCGTTACGGCTTTGGTCTTGACCGGGTTTGTATCAGTGTTCGCAACAATGACCTGCTGTTTCATCGGCAACAGCCCGGAGATATCCGCAAGCACAAATGCGTTGTTATCGAGCGGCATTCCGTTGCCATACATCTTGATCTTGTAAACCCGGTTGTCGTCAAGAAACTGGAATTCGTCGGAATATTCGATCTGCCCGCCGCTGCCGCCTTTGCCGACGCCCATGAAATACTTCGAGGCGAGGCCGAAAATTGCTTTGCCCTCCGGCACATTGATATCCTGCACGATGTTGGACGGATACGGCAGCACATTGTTGACGTAAGTCCCGACCGTAGTCAGGTAGGTTGTCGCCGGAAGGATTTTTTTGAAATAATCCACCGGGTTTACAACGATGAGAATAGACGGCACCGGGCGCTTTCTGTTATTCGGCCCTTTCGCGAGTGTTGCGGCAATGCCGCCGATCGTTGCGACAGACAAATCGGTAATGACAATCGGCGTCTTGTCCGGGTAAACGCCGTTAACGACAGACCCGGCAAGGTCCTTCGTCATGCCGATCGGCTGATCCTTGCCGGTTCCGATTACGATGCCCTGGCACAGGCCATAGCCAAGCGCCTCGGCAAGTACCGCGCGGACATAAGCGTCCATCCATTCCGGCCCGACGTCCAGCATGTCTTTCGACACAGCCATGAAGGCAGTCAGTTTATTCAGGACGATGTTCACTGCACTGATCGCGCCGTTGAGTTCTGCCGCAATTTTAGAGTTAAGTGGTCCCCACGTTGCGAGCTGCATACCCTGCTTGTTAACGATCATTTTTGTGATCGTGCTGGTATTCTGGAAGTTGATTGCGCCAAGGAGCGGGAAAGACGTACCGATATCGCTCAGCACCTGATCAAGGACCGTCTGCGGCAACGTTGTGCTGTCAAGGCCGGTGAACGCCATTTTCGGGCTATCGTAATGTGCTTTTAGAGCGCCCATCCAGCCCATGTAGAATTTCTTTTCCTCCGCTGTGAGCTGACGCACACCACGACGTGCGAGGATCGAAGAATCCTGTGTCTGCTGATACGTCTGGAAGTCATTCACGACGTCCGCCTGCAGATCGACCGCAAACTGAGTCAACGCGTCGGTGACCTGCTCCGGATCCGTGCCGCTGAGAGCCGACGCGAACTTATCGTGCAGCTCCTGCTTAATAACATCTTTGGATTTCATTTACTTTACCTCCGTTTTCTTGCGGAAAGCGGCCATCAACCGCTCCGCGTTTGTTTTCTGGTTTGTGAATTTCTCCGGGACTTTCGGCATATGCGACGCCGACATCTGCGCGACAAATGCCGCACGTGCCTGTGCAAGCCGCTGCGTCGCGGTTTCCTGCGGCGTGGGTTCCTTTGCGGCAATTTCATCCGCAAGGCCGTACTGGATGCACTGATCCGCTGTAAGCCACGTTTCATTGTCAAGCAGCTGCTGCAGCGTTTCTGCAGGGAGCTTGTCGCCGGCCTTGTCCTGATAGCTCTTGACCGCCTGTGAATTGATGACGTCGAGATCGTCCGCGGCCTTACGAAGATCGGCGGACGTCCCGTATGCGCCCATGCTGGCGTTATGGATCATCATAAGCGTATTGGCTCCCATGACTACCTTGTCGGCTGCCATCGCAATAACACTGGCCACCGAACAGGCAAAGCCGTCGATGTACGCTGTAACAAAAGCTTTGCTGCGTACCAGCAGGCTGTAAATGCCGATACCCTCTTTGACGTCACCGCCGTAGGAATTGATGTAAACGTTAATTGCCGCCACATTGCCCGCATCCTGAATCATCTGCTGCACGGTGCTGGCCGAAGTGCTGCTTGGAATCGGTTCGCCGGTCCACCAGTCTTCACCGTCCGGCACGATATCGTCATAGAGATAGATGTCAAGCGCTCCCGCTTCCATCTTCGCTGCCCATATTGTTCTAACTGGTTTCATTCTTTTCACCTCCCGTCATGGAATTCGCCGGCTCATCGACCGGCTCATAGTTTTTCGTAAGTACATATCGTTTGCTCCACCACGTGTTGAGCGGAGCATCGCCTAGCTTTTGCCGCAGTTCATCGACATTATAAAGGCTGTCAGAAATCAGTTTGTCGGCCGCCATGGCAACGTCGAATATATCAATGTGCTTGATGCACGTGGTGTCAATCCGGAGAAATGTCTTTGCAAGGAAAGCCGTCTTGCCGTACCGTTTGCGGACAATCTCCGTTTGGATCAAGTCGACAAGCGGGTCAACACAAACCGTAAGCAGTTCATCCATGATTTTGCTGACGTCTGCGATATCGCCTTGCAGGAGTGCCGGTGGGATTCGGAACGCCTGCGCAACGCGGGCAAATGCTTCTTTCGTGATATTTGCGATGTCGTTGACTTCGGACGTGGACTTTTTGCTGCCCTCGCCGGTAATTTCGGTGTATTTTACACCATTTGGCAGAGTGACGACCGCATTCTCGGCCTCAAAATAAGCCTTGAACTGTTTACTGAACAGATCGTCGATCCGCTTCTGTTCTTTGTCATCACCCGTTTTAGACTTGTTTACCTCTGCTGTGCCTTTTCTGCCGCCGGCTCGTTTGTACTTTCCCATCGCAAGCGACAGGAGCTGCGAATACCCGTCCATAACACCGGAAAGCAGTACACGGATGTTCTGATTATTCAGCCGGAAATACAGGACGTCGGCCATGCTAAATGTCTTGTCAAACGTGAAACTGCTCCCGAACGTCGTCACCGTCACGCCGGAAAAAGTGGCTGGGAACAGCGCATACCCGGTCGGGGTAAAACTGTCTGCAACAAGCAGCTGGCCGTTCACTTCCACAACAAGTGCTTCATTGTCATAGAGCAGCTTGGACACCAGCTGCTGCAAGAACTGACTGCTGTTCTGATTGGCATTCGGCTCGACATTCCAGAGGTAATACTCGTCGGCCTTTGTTTCTTTGCCCTTGATGTAGGTTTTGAACTCGCATTTTGCAACAAGCCCGGCGAGCATGTTGATAGCCATTTGGATCGCGAAGTCCTCAATATCCAACTGCAGCTTTGCACTATCCGTCAGACGCTGATTCAACTTATAAGTCTTTCCGGGCTGAAAGATATCCCGGAAAAAATCAATGATTTTCAACTGCCCGCCTCCTCTCAGTAAGAATAGACTTTGAAGTCGTCAAGGCTGCTTTCCTCTCCGCTGTCAGGAAGATCTTCACTGGCGCAGATCGCGGCGACCATTGCCTTGAAACCGTCTGTCTTGCGCGATTTTTCTTCCTTTTTGCCGTAGTACTGATTTCCGCGATCCGTGATGACACAGGCATTATTCACATACCACGGCATCATCGGGTCGTCGCCCCAGATAATCCGGTGCGTGTTGAACAGACTTGTAATGACTGGGACATACCGGTTTTCCGTGACTCGCTTTGTCAGCATGATATTGTTCGCGCCGCCCTTGTCGGTATCGAAGCCCGCTTCGCGCAGTGCCTTTGTCAGCAGCGTATAGCGAAAATTGTCGAGGCCAAGCAAGGTGATCCGGTACTCTTTCGCCATATCTGAAAGCCACGCTGCTGGCACATCCGGAGAAATCTCCGGCCCATCGCAAAAGGTAAGATAGCCTTTATCGGCCCATTCATCAAGCGGGGCTTTGATTCGAGGCAGGTCGGCACTCGCTCGGCACACCCAGGTATGCTGTATCCAGCAGTAAAGGCCCTTGTGTTTGAACAGGAGTCCAGTGGAAAGGAAGTCGGTTGTCTTCATATAATCGATCCCAGCCACACAGTCGCACCATTCCAGATCCGGCAGCGGCTTTTTTGCGGCGAGGATATTGTTCCAGTCGGTGACGCTCTCATCGTCGAACGTCTTCGGAATGTTCATTCGCTTGACGAGGAACGAAGAATTCCCGGAAGGGTTGATCTGATATTGTGCGTATTCCTGCTCCAACTCCTGACGGAGCACGGGGAAATACTGCAGCGACGGGTTGGCCTTGTACCACATCTTCGGGTTGTCGACTTCCGTCGGATCGTCCAGTCGGCAGATAAACGGCAGCATTCCTTTGTCGTCCATCCCGCCGTTGAGAATCTGATCCGCCTGCGTCTTGATATCGTCGAGCGGACCGCCGCGGACATATCCGTCCGTCGTGATGATCGTCTGGCGCGGGAAAGCCTTTTTGCCGAGGCCGGTCCGCGCGACGTCAACCATCTTATAATTTTCGTAGGCATGGAACTCATCAAATACCACGGCGCCCGGTCTGCCGCCGTCTTTTGTCTTTACGCCGGAAGTGCGGAAGCGGATACGGGAGCCGGTTGCGAGGTTGGTAATGACTTCTTTATTCCAGTTGAAAAAACGCCCCAGCTTTGCCTTGTTATCTTCCAGGACGTTGTACACGTCTTCGAAGCTGGTCTTTGCCTGATCTTCCGCTGTGGCGAAGATATCGACGTCGTAGTTCTTTACGCCGTTGATTGGCGTGATCCAGTCGAACGACTCGAAGGACAGATATCCGTTTTTCCCTGCACCCCGGCCGACCATGATAAAAAGAATAGGCCAGCGGAGTAATCCGTCGGCCCGGTATGTGCAGTTGTGAAGCGCAAATACGAACTTTTCCCACGGCAGAAGCCGGAAGGGGAAATACCGCTGTTTATCCAGATACCGCCGGAGCTGTGATTTGTCGACGTGAATGTCTTCTGTTGCGAAGCATTTCTCTATATAATCACAGAGTTGCAGTTGATCCTTACAGACCGGGACCGTACCATGACGGACCTGTGCAATATAATCGTCGATTTCCTTACAGATCACGCTCGTCACTGTCCTTCTCGGTATCTTTTCCTGCATCCGGCGATACGACCGTTTCCGTACTCAGCCCGAGGGCCGCCAGGATGGCGACCATCTGCCTGTTGTAGAGCAGCGCGTTTTTCACGGACGGATTTTCCTTTTCATAATCCTTGCCGGCGGCGGAAACTGCTGTGTACGTCCGACCGCGCGTTTTAATATCACTCTGCATTTCACGCTCCTGTTTCCAGAGCCAGCAGTAATCATCAATCAGGCTGCGGTAAAGGTCGACGTCGGCGCTCTTTATCTTCAGCTGCTCCAGCAATGACTTTTTAATTTTTGCGGCGCTCGCCATAGCCCTTCTGCCTCCTTTAAGTCAATTTTTTTCTTCATGCGCGCGAGAAATCGGTTTTGTCGGCCCTGTTGCCCGTTCTCCCCCGCCTCGGCCGCTTTTCGATTTTTTCGACCGGGGGAGTGGCTAGATGATGGTTTTCAATACAGCATAGATCGACAGCGCCAACCCAAGGAATACACTTATTCCGTAGATTATTCTCTCTTTTCTGCTCATTATTGCCCTCACTTTACCACCGCTCATCGTCCCACTTTGCTTTCTTCCTGTGATGAATATTGTAGTGGCAATCATCACAAACAGCAATCAGGTTGCTTTTCGTCAGTGCCAACCACGGCGCGTCGCGGACTGCCCGCTTATGATGTACCGTGTCAGCCGGAACGTACAGACCCTTGGCCTTGCAGAACTGGCATTCATAGTGTTGCTCTTTTAGAACTTCCGCCCGCAGATGCAGCCACGCTTTGCTGATATAAAACGCATGGATATCATTCCGTGCGATTAACTGCGGAATCCATATCATCAATTGTTCCGGTGTGTAGGTCTTATACTGTCTGGACATTACATTTCGAATACCCCATTTCAGGCATAATAAAAGCCCTGACTTTTCAGCCAGAGCCTTGAAACAGGACGCCCCGAAGGTCGTCCTTGAAATATTCGGTGCAGAGGCCCGGACTCGAACCGGGACGGTATAAATACTCGACCGGGACGCGGCGCCCGTAAGTACCATTGCTTCATCTCTGCATGAAAATGCCGCCCGTGGGAAACGAACGGCATTTTATCAACACGCCTCATCGGCTGCGGCCACGAAGCTAACGCGCTCCGAGGCCGCATAGGAAGCGCCGCCCATAACGACGGCGCCGGGAGGAATGTGAGTGATGGAAGATCATCCCGTGCTTCCACTGATATCATTAAATCACAAAAGTATGTCCCATAAACGCCAGGCTAAATAATTTTTTTCTTTCCTGCCAGTAGATAGTAAAAATACCGACGCTCGGCATCAAAAACGTGTCTTGCTGTTTTCAGCCCAAAGACTGACTGCAAATAGTACCACGGCATATCCTGAGTAACTGCCCGTATTAAATTCTGGTAGTCCTCCGAACTCGCCTGTATTGCCGCCTGCTCGACCATTTCGCAGTCATGGGACAACACAGCCGCACGCTCCGCATTGTTCTCTGTGGGCTGTCCTGCGTCACTTCCGTGGGGCAATCCAGTAATTACTGGCGAATGATACGGGCTCCGCAAATCCGCCAAACGCTGCTTTTTGTACGGATATTGCAGGCAGAAATTATGTAATTCCCGATAAGCATATTTGCCGATGTTGTATTCGTCCAGCTTCAGGTCACGCTTGCTTGGCAACAGAATCACTATCCTTTCCGTCCATCAGAGCACCACAGGAAGGGCAATTGTTAGAATACACTGGGCAATATCCACGAGAAAGCATAGGTTTACCGCAATTAGAACAAATAGGCCATTTGCTACAATCTTTTTGCTCCCAGTGTGCGTGTATCACCGGTCTAAGCTCTCCTGCGGCGATTTGGCGGAGCATTGAGGCGATTACTCGTAGGCTGCTTGCATCGTTTTTGGAAAGTTTCACAAGCCCACTTCTGGCACCGTCTACCGCTTTCAGATCGGACACGGCGGCGATATCTTCGAGTGTTTCAGCCGCTTCGAGCGGCGTCATTTCATTCGGCATGGTTGACCTCCCTTGCATCTTCATCCGGAACATATCGAACAATTTTCATCTGTGCCCCACACGGGCAAGCGCGGATATCGTCAAGTTCCTTTTGATCGACCTCTGGAATGCCACACGAGAAGCCAAACCCACACTTTGGACACTCAAATTCATAAATTCCGGATTTCATTTTTTCCCCTCCTGTTCCTGCGCCTGCTGGATATAGCCGGTAATGTCTTTTACACGAATCCCAGTAATTTCAGAAAGAATATTCAAATCAGACTGAGCCGTTTCCAGTTCCTTTTTCAGTGTGGCAATCTGCTGATCTTTGGCATCCAGTTCGTTCAGCAAATGGCCCTGAAAAGAATCGGCAAGCATTTCTTGCAGCCGTTCCACCTCGGCAAGCAGTTCCGTCACATCAGCACGGGAATGAGCAATAAAATCCGCATCCGGGTGGTCTATGTAATCGTCAAACCCAACATGATGTTCTTTGCCCGGAATAGATTTGCAAAGTTTATCAGCACGAACCATTCCTTTGCTACCGCGCTTCATTACCGGCCCGGAATATTTTTCATACACCTGAAATGCCGGAGCTGCGTTTCGCATTCCATAGCGCTCAAATTCCATAACGTAATATCCGCCACTATGGCTTGTAACCAACTTAATTTCTTGATTGCACGGGGCAGCGTCCCAACGCCACGATCCCGGCGTTGCTGCCTGCTCACGGGCCTTGATTTCTGATAAATATTTTTGATCCATCAAATTAAGCCTCCCTCATTGGCACATTACGTGCATCTCACGGTATCCCATCTTTTTAAGCTGCTCAATCGAAATAAGCACTTCACCATGACTGCGAAACGTTCCGGGCTTTATTTCTTCAAAGAACGGGTATTCCTTTTTCAGCTTTCCGCGGAACACTTCCAGCTCTTTATGAGTGTAGCGCTCGCATTTGTCAATCTGGCAAGTGTATCCGCCATAGCTCCGTTCTGCCGAATCTTCTGTACGCTCTCCCCAAAAGAGAAGCGTCCCAGGTAAAAGTGCTTTATGCTCATTGCAGACAATCACATAATTACGTTCCATGCTTTTTCCTCGCTTTCTTCCGGTCTTTCCCCGGCTTAACGTACATTGACTTCATCGTTTGAAATCGACGGTATGAACCGCCGGAATGACGCTGTTTACTTTTCATTGACTGCTCCTCTCAATCTCTGCTATATACCGGAAAAACGGGTAGAATTGCGCCGGCACTACCGCGTTTCCGAGGCATTTAAGTCTGTCCACCCGAGAGGGTATCCCATTAGCCACTCTACCCACGTCGGGTTCAGTTGGCCACCAGTCACCGTTTGCAGATTCGGGCCACCGGTTCCATGTTTCCCGCCTCCGTTCGCGCTGCTGCGAGTTGGAGTCGGCATCAGACGCCCCACTCTTTGTGAAAGGCTGTCTTTGCCCTCGTCTTTCTGCCGAGACGGCGGCAGCGTAGTTGTGTCCTTGAAATCCCGTGCTTTCGGAGTTGGAAACAATCTCGCTGCTCCCGTGAGCGTCAGTGTCGGATGGTCGTATCTGCCCTGGGCTGTACTGATATGCTCCCGATTCCTTCGACCGAGGCGTCGGCCACAGTTTTACGGCCTGAATCAGTTTCATAGCGTGGCGCGTCTGGCCGTTGTACTCTTTCCCGTTCAGATTTCCGCAAGTCGCATCGAACCGTGTCGGAGTTGGATACATCGCTATTTCCGCCGGTGATGGTGTCCGGCCCTTCCGTCGCTCCGGCGACCTCACCGCATGATTCCCGCCCGTCTGACTTGCTGTCATGGTTCCAACCCACAATGCAGATTCGTTCTCTCCGGTGTGGGGCATCGACACCCGCAGCTGGAATAATAAACGTCTGGCAGGTGTAGCCTTGACTTTCCAAGTCAGATAACACCGTGTCGAGCGCCAGATTGACGATTCCAGGCACATTCTCACCAATGACCCAAGCGGGCCGGATTTCCGAAATAACTCTGCACATCTCCGGCCAGAGGTAACGGTCATCTTCCTTGCCTCTGCGCTTCCCGGCAACGGAAAACGGTTGGCAGGGGAATCCGCCGGAAATAACTGTAACTGACCGTCTACCTGCTCTTGCGTAAAAATCATCTCCTGTCAAAGTCCGAATGTCTCGCCAACGTGGAACGTCCGGCCAATGCTTTTCAAGTACTTTTGTCGGGTAATCAGCCCATTCGCATTGCCCCACCGTTTTAAATCCTGCCCATTCGGCGGCGAGGTCTAAACCACCAATTCCAGAAAATAGTGATAAATGCGTTAATTCCGTCATAGTTTCCTTTCTCGTCAGAAAGGCGCGGCCGCTTTAAAAGCTTACCTATGACGCTTTATTTTTAATCAGTTCTCTCAAATTTTAGTTTCATTTGGGCGGGGCAAAGGTCAACAGATGGTTTTCGCTTACCCGTCCAGCGTAATCCTCCCGCTTTACCAACGCACTTAAATCCTGCAGCTTTTACGCTTGCACCGTTTTCGGATTCTAGTATGTAGGTGATAACCTTCTTGTAGCCCATCGCCCGAGCCGCCCTCCACGAAGCTGCATAAAGCATACTGCAGGCATTTCGTGTCCCGTCTGTACATAGACGAGTGACTTCAAGTGTCCAGCCATCATCCAGATAGCGTGAAACCGGACGGCCTACAATTGCAACTCCGACGATTTTTTCACCGTCCGTACAGCCGATTGAAAATTTATGTCCCGTCACCGGTTTGTGGTGCCGATGATGCTCAAGTACAAATTCATTCGCTTCTGCAAGGGAAACAGGAACAATGTCAAGCAATCTATGACTTCCTTTCAATCATTTCGCATCCGATTCCAGTCTCAACCGTCGTATGCTTTTCACACTTCATGCAGCAATACCGGCATACCGGTTTTAGCTTTGCCGGGCAAGTACGGATTTCACAGGATACATACTCGCGGTGGCAATGATAACAGATTCCGGTGTACTTCACTTGATAATCCTCAATTCCAAGTAAGGATACTTCTCGCGGAACATCGTTGCTTTTGCCTTAAACGTGGCCGTGGAAAAGCCTTTGACATCTTCCACCCAGATTTTTACACCGTCCCACACGATGAAATCCGGCCTGTATCGAAGTGTTTTACCATCTGCCTCTGAAATGATGAATGACGGTTGCCGTGCAAAGCTTTTGATTTGTCCAGTCCGCAATGCTAATTTAAGTTGTGAATATCTTAACGCTTCTGCCTTAGAATCGAACGTAAGCCCGTTTTGAACTGTACGGGTGGAATTATACTTGCTATGGCCTTTTCGCGTTACAGGGCGAAAGTCGGGAATAAATATGGCGCTCATAAAATCACCTCAATCTGTAATTTCGTCGTTTGGGAGCTTTCCGATATACTTTTGAATTTCTGCAAGCCTTTTTATGGCTTCTGAAAATTCTTCCTTGTTTGATGAATGATTTATTGCAAAGCATTCCAGCCATACACAGTTTTTCAGGGCATCAAGTTTCGTCATATCTGGTTTCTACCTCCGAAAAGCGCTGAATGTCTGGCTGAAAATCGAACTTGATCTTTCCGCAGCGCCCTTCCTTGTTTTTTACGATCTTGATATCCCGTTCGTCCGGCATATCTTCGTCGTATTCAATCAGCATGATGCAATCGGCGTCCTGCTCAAACTGCCCGGAATCCCGAAGCGAAGTCATATCCGGCTCTTTCTTGCCCTCTCTGTTAAGCTGTGAAAGTGCAACAACCGTGATTCCGTTTTTTTGTGCGAGAGTATGCAGCCCCTTTGAAATTTTCGTTGCCTGTTCGACTAAACCGTCACCTTTCTGATTGACGAGGGTTACATAATCGACGAAAATTACATCCGCGTGGAGTTGGAGCGACTTTGCCTGAATCTGTTCTACCGAGTACCCGGACGCTCTGACAGTGTGGAGTTTCAGCTTGCGGAAGGTATCATAACCATTCGTTATCCGTTCCCATTCTTCATCGCTGATCTTGTTTGTTTTGATTTCAGACATTGGAACCGCATTGTATTCCCCAATGGTGCGATCTCCCAACTTGTCGTTGTTGGTTTCAAGGGAGAAATAAACGGTTGTGTAGGTTTTCGCAATGTTCTTCATCATTTGCAACGTGAAAGCTGTTTTCCCGGCGCTCGGCCTTGCCCCGATTATGATATAATCCCCGCGTTCGATGTACGTGTATTTGTCAAGCTTTGAGAATCCCGTTTTGATGTACTGCTTCGGATGATTCTGCCGGTCGAAGAACCGGAGATACATTTCCTCCGCTGAAACCGTGTCGTCCTGTTTTGGCTGATCGAAGCATTTCAAAATTTCTTCTGCTTGATGTTGGCATTCTGTACCGTCTGTGCTGCCCTCTAACGATACAAGAAGTTCGGAGGTCAAATTATACGCCCTTGCCTTTTGTGCGGCCTCACGGACGATACTGGCGTATTCTGCGGCATGGCTGGTTGACGGGACGATCTGTGCCGCTGAAACAATGACGGGTTTGTATTCTTCACCGGTTACAGCAAGCACGGAAATTGCATCAATCGGTTTATTCTGCATAAACAGCTTTGTACAGGCGTTATAGATGGTTTGCATTTCCGGAGATTGAAAATCATCCGGCCCGATGATCTGCTGAACGACCGACAAGATTTCAGAACCACCAAGTAGGATACTGCCGATAAGCGATTGTTCCGCTTCGATATTGGCAATCATTCGAGATATTCATCCTTCCCAGTTTTTTGTGGCGTTTCATCTTCCCAGCGCCGCTGATTCAGCCAAGTTGCCGGATAGGGAATGAACTGACCGCCGCTTTCCTTCCACTGCGTTGAATCTAATTGCCGTTGAATGGCTTTCAGCATAGCGGATAGTAAATCATCATCCGGTTTGTATTTCTTGAACGCCTTTTCTGCCGCTCCTTTCCCAGCTTTGCGTGGATAAGCTTTCCAAAAAGCAGAAAACCGAGAATCAATGTTTGAACGTTCATTCCGCTTTTGGGGGGATATAGGGGGTATATCTTTCTCTATATCTGTATCTTTCTCTAACTCTTTCTCTTCGTCACATGATGTCACATGATTGTCACTTTTTTGCACAATGTGACGGGGCAGCAATTTTGCTTCATTTTGCCTCAATTTTCGCATTCGTTGAGCGCTCCAACTTTCGCTGCCGACCATTTTCTGAGTCTCTTCCATGTAGATTGTCTGATCGTCGAGAACTTCAATGAGCTGTAGGGACTGCAAAATTTTCATTGCGGTTCTGACGGTATCTATGTTGGTGTTGGTGATCGTGGAAAGCATCTGCTCGTTGTATGGAATCGTGTCGCTAAACCGTAAGCTCCCGTCGTGATCGACGCTCTCGACTAAGAGTTTGAGATAGAATAAAACGTAATCCTTGCCATTTGGCATTGCTTCGATGATTTGAATATCATGCCGCTTGAAAAAGTCTCGTTTGAGTTTCAGCCAGTAGTAGCGTTTGTTTTCCGGCATTTTCTCACCTTCTAAAAATGCAACTGCGAATTACATTCAAGTTCAGCCTGTTTACAGTTCAGAACCGCCTGCCGGTAATAGCTGTCTTTTAGTTCAATGCCAATCCCTTTTCGCCCCATCTTGATAGCTTCATGGATTTCGGAACCAATCCCAGCAAACGGGGAAAGAAATGTATCACCCGGATTCGTCCATAATTCCAATGCCCGGTCAATTACGTCAAGCTGCAACGGGCAGATATGCTTTTCGTCGTTCTGCTCCCGCGCCGGTTCACGGTTCAGCGTCCGGGATTGGTTAATGTCCATCCAGACGGGGGAAGCGTAACGCCGCCATACTTGATGGGAATACGTTGGGTCAGACGCTAAAATGCTACTTTTATGGTCGGATGTTTCGGCATCTTTCGATTTCAGCTTTGGCGGTCGCTTCGGGGCCTGCGGTTCATCTTCGCCGATAAAGGATTCAAAGCCATCCGGGTGCGCAACTGGTTCCGGGTTGTCACCAGGCTTTCGCATTGCAATAACATAGTCAGGTAGTCCCTGTCTGCACATGGAAGAATCTTTTACAACCTGTTTGTGCATCAGCCCGAGCGATTTTGTCCGTGTCGCCTCCGTTAGTGGGTCTTTCCAGATGCAAACACGCGAATGATAGATAAATCCCACATTTTCAAAAAGTCGAATCAACTCACCTGGAAAGTCGTGCAGCCCTATGAACCCGTCACGCTCTTTCATGGCCGGAATATCCATGCAATGGCACCACATTAACCGGCCGGGCATCAGAATGCGGTATAATTCATTCACTGCAAACTTGAAATTTACCATGAATTCATCATTCGTTCGGGCGTTCCCCATATCCCGTTCCGAAGCGGAGTATGTATAAAGCGACGCGAACGGCGGCGAAAAGCCCTCGCCATGAATTGAATTGTCTGGAATGCCTTTCATGACGTCGATGCAATCGCCGCAGTAAAGGGCGAATTTTTCACTGATACACTGATCTTTGACTTTCAACTTGCCACCTCCAGCCACGGGGGAAGAATCATTTCCTGCCGTGGATTATAATCATCCTGCTGCCGCACAGCACCGCGCACGTCAGCCTGTAAAATTGCTTTGGTGTACTTCACCATTTCGGCGGTCATGCGTTGTGCATTGGCCTGCTTACGTTCGATGTTGGCCTTTACTGCCCCGTCTGCGTCGCTCACAACGACATGGACATTTACCTCATTTTGCTGTCCAAATCTCCAGCAACGGCGGACCGCTTGATAATAGGATTCGAAACTGTCAGATAATCCGCAAAAGATTTCGGTATTGCAGTTCTGCCAATTCATCCCCCAGCCAGCGATCTTAGGCTTTGAAACAAGTACCCGGACGGATCCGTCTGTAAACCCCATCATGGCATCAGCTTTGTGTTCGTCTGTATCGCTGCCGGTGACTTCTACCGCGCCTTTTATGGCTTTCGTGAGTGCCGTGCTTTCCTCATTCAAATCGCACCATACAAGGACTTGCTTATCGATTGAATTGGCAATCTCAGCGCATTCTTTGACACGCTTTTCAAGGCTGTTATGCCGTGCCGCTCTGCGTTCTTGTAAGGTCTGTACAGTAGGGGCAAATAACATTTCCTGCCCGGTAGAATCGAATTTGTGCGAAGTTTTTACAACGTGCTGAATCACATTCAGCGGCGGCAATTTGTATGCAGAGCCGTCATATCCGAGGTCTGCCGGGTTACTCAAAACTACCGCCCATGATGCAATCCATTTCCAGAAATCATCCTGCGCATGGCCTTTCAGCCGCCAACTCTGCGTTGAACCGCCATCGTGTACGAAAAAGGTTGATAGCATTTCGGGGCGGGTCATGATTCCGAGAAATTCAGCGTGATTGCCTAATTCCATAAAATCATTTGGGGCCGGGGTTGCGGTGCAAGCCAGTTTGTACGGAGTATCGTGGAACATGTCGATGATCTGCTGTTTGATTTTGCCGGAGTAGGATTTTAGGATTGAGCTTTCATCCAAAACAACGCCGCCAAATTTATCTGGGCCGAAGTGTTCCAGCATTTCATAGTTTGTGATGTTGATTCCCGGCTGTACGTCATTCTGTGAGCGGCAAACGGTAACGGAGTAGCCAAACTTTACGCCCTCTCTTTGCGTCTGCCTTGCGACCGCAAGCGGAGCTACAATCAATGTTGGCTTGCCGGTATGCCTCGAAACTTGGTCTGCCCAAACAAGCTGTATAATTGTCTTACCAAGCCCACAATCCGCGAATGCTGCCGCCTTACCTTTACGAATCAACCATCGGATAATATCGCACTGCCAATCAAACGGGCCATCCTTAATCGGATACGGCTCAAATCCTGACGGGTGGGTAATAATTTGCTTTGATCTTAAAAATTCTGCGTAATCCATTCATAGCCTCATTTGTCCGTTAACTTGTGGCTTCTCGTCCTCTCCACAGCGCTTCCTGCGGTCATAATCATGCACATGGATAAGTTCACGGTTAGAGCCTAAAAGTGCTTTCTCTGCGCCTCTGGTGGCCTCTCTGACGGACTTTTCACGGCTGTGTTCCTGCTTGAGCCAACGTTCAGTTAAATACGATTCGTTTTCTGCTGGCCGAAAGTACCCGGAACCGTCCTGCGCGTTGAGTATGGCGTAATCCTGCCGAGCCTTTTCAATGTCATGCCGCATCACCCGGTCGGGCAACCCTGTTATTGTGCAGAGCTGTTTCCGACTGATAGCGTTATCCTTGCCATAGGGAATAAAATCAATGATGTTCATTTCATGCCTCGCTAGAAGGGCAAATCATCATCTGACGGTACTTCTTCGAAGTCGTCATTCCCTGCTGAAACGTCCGGGGAGTTGCTTGCCGGTTCGTATGTATTTTTGTTGCTTGAATCGCGCTTCGGCTCCGCAAAGTGGACCTGGTCAGCGACAATTTCAAAAGCCTTGCGCTTGTTGCCGTCTTTGTCCGTATAGTTGCGGGTCTGGATCGAACCTTGTACGGCAATTAGCTGGCCTTTGGTAAAATATTTCGCGCAAAATTCCGCGGTTCCTCTCCAACCAACAATTGTTAGAAAATCGGTCTGCTTGTCTTGACCTTTCGGCGTATAAGACCGGTCAACGGCAATTGTAAAACTCGTAACTGAAACGCCATTCTGCGTATGTCTCAATTCTGGAGTTTCAACACATCTGCCCATCAGGCAACATACATTCAGCATGGTTTTTCCTCCTGCTCGTGGTGTTTCTGGATAACTTCATTGAGTGAATAGCCCTCGCTTGAACGCGTATGGCCGTTCCTTTTCAGGCTGTTGCCTTTATGTATAAAAGCCTTCTGAATGGTCGTAAAATTGCTTGAATCGTTTTGCATGGCCTCAACAATCTCATACCTCAGTTCGTCAAGTTCGCGCATTGTAGAGCACTTTTTAATTTTTTCAAGAATTTCCATAGCATATCCTTTCAGCCGCAAAGTACGGCACTAATCGTATTTGTGATAAACGAGTTTACTTTCATCCAAGTCTGGATACATGGTGTGCAGATAAGCTTTTATGATCCTGCCGTACTGCCTGCGGTACTGTCCTTGATCGTATTCCCGGTGGCAATCTGCGCATAAGGATACAATGTTTTGTTCAACGCCAAGGCCGCCCTGAGAGCGTGCTATGTAATGAGCACACGGGGAGGCGGCAGGAGATCCACAGATAATGCATCTGTGTTCGTCGCGCTCCCATACGACGGCCTTAACCGTTTTAGGTATGCTGCATGCTTTGGTCTGCTTGTGCATATTCAGCCTCCATTTTTGCAATTTCATCCGGCGTTCTCGTTTCTATGTCGAGGTCTTGCGCTTCGTTGACGATGAAATCCAAAAGCACGCTCATTTCTTTGGTGTCGTAAACCGAGGAACCGTAATAGCAAACGATCTGCTGAAACCCACTGGTGGATACGTCTGTTTTTTCAGCAATCCAGCCGATTCCCCTCGACTGCCAGTTATGGACAAATGTTTCAACTGCTTCCGGTTTGCAGAGAATAAAGTCGAACTTTCCTGCCTGCTTTACGGCATCACGGTAAACATCAATTCTGGTAATATCCCGTGTTGCTATTGCTATTTCATCACAAAGTTTCCACATGTAGGAATTGGCATCATTTGAGCGCTTATCACGGTGCAATTTGATTTCGATATCATAGATTTTGCCTTTTTGAATTGATTCAATGATCTTTCTGGCAAGCAAAGGGATTCTGATATGAAAAGCGATCCAGAATCCCTTACCGTCGCGCTCAACCTTGCCCTCGTCAGTTTGTATCTTCATGATGCTGTCTTATTTGGCTTTGTACCGAGAATCTTCATGGACCATATAAATTGCTTTTTGGTGATGTCCTCAAGCTTCTTTGGCTTTGGCCCGTGTTCTGATTTCTTTGCGACATAGTCAACCCATTCTTTTTCATCGCCGCCAACGCGCAAGATTTCTTGATGCAGCATATTTATTTCGTTTGCGGTGCACATCACTTCTTGTGGCTTTTTCTCTGACTCCTGCGGTCTGCCAGTATATTTCGTAGGGTCCTTATTCCAGTAAACACTTGCCGCAACGCCTAATGCCTTACAGGCCACGCTGAGTGCATCTGTGAGCGCCATTTTATAGCACTCGTCGCTGGTATAAGGACCATTCCTTTCATTTGCCACAAAAGCGCTGCCGCCTGTTCCGGGGATGCCCGCACTCCATTCTCCATCCATTTTTATGTAGAGGAGAATATTGCAAAAAGCGGAGATTTCATCTTTTGCACCGGTTTCCAGCCACTGACGGGTAATTTCGTACTTCCATCCGATACCGCACGGTCCGAACTGCTCTGTTAAAGCTTTGATTCGCCACATTGGGTTTATGTCTGTCTTACCCTTTAGGCGCCCCGCTCCAATCTCGCGTTTTGCTTCGTCAGGCACTTCGGAAAGGGCTTTATAAAGTTCAAGGTTTCCCATATTTAGCCTCATTTCAACGTCAGTTTTTCGCTGGAAACAAGCTGCGCATGTGGTATTTCTTCCCCGGCTTTCAGCGCATTTTTGACGGCGGTTTTATTGATCGTAGGGTCTTTGAAAACAAGCAAATTTACTTCTTTTTGGCCCTTCGCCCAATGGATAAATTCTGCTTCGTCGTCGATCTTGACAGCCGGAGGATTCTTGCGTATTTTCAGCACGTTCCGGGTTGTTTCCAGCTTATCCTTGCCGCGCGCTAGGAACTGCTGATAGAGGTAATCCATAAGCCGATCGGCCTTATGTCTCTTTGCAGCGGCCCGCTCGTTAAGATTCGCAGATTCTTCCTTTATGGCCTGTGCGTCGCTTAAAAGCTGTTTCACATAACAGGCAGTATCATCCGCCTTTTCGTCAAACTCTCCATCAAGGGCTTCCAGAGTGTCAGGAATGGCCTCTTCCGGGATATCTCCCACCGCTATCTTGTCAAAAAATTCTTTCCTTGTCTGATTGATTTCATAAAGTGACGGCATAATCATCCTCCTCGTCGTCTTCTGATTCCGGCAGGAAATCCGTCAACGGTTCCGGTGGCTCCTGTCTATCACGCATTGTTTCGGCAAAGTCTAAACCGTTGTCATTCGTCATCGTTTTTCGCTTCTTCTGTGGCCTTTGTGCTGCCGCTTTCAATCAGTTCTTTTTCGAGGGCGTTCAGGTATTCCAGAAGGGTGCGAAGATCCTTTTCTGTCTCTTTTTCGGTTAGGTAGACTGGCATAAGGTAAAAGTCACCAACGGCAAAAGGAGTAAAATCAGGCTTAGGATATGCGCCAACTTTCGGCGTATCGCGATATCCGCACTTGTATCCATAACATTCAAGATCAGAGCCATCGATATTAAGGACAACTTCCGCTTTTGTCGTCTCATTGATGCGGAGCACTTTCGCCACACAATCAAGTACAAGCTGATTTACTTCTTTACTCATTTTGCTTCCTCGCTTTCCAGATAGGCCGCAGCGTCAAACGGGCTGCTTTTGAAAGTTATCTGCCGCATCAAACAATCTGGGATTCCCTGCTCTTCACCGTTGCTACCGAAACATCCATCTTCTAAGGTAGGTTTTTCGGTATAAGCAAATAGCGAATCAGTATCATCGTCTCTTCCAATCCACGGCAATCCATTTTTCACAAGTAGCCGCATCAGTGCTTTTTCGTCCTCGCTGAACTGCGGGCGGCGGATGATCTCTTCCGGGTGATTAACCATGTCAAAAAGTGCTTGAAGTGGAGGCCATAGCAAACTATTGTCATCGTAAGAAATTCCATCTTTTTCTACCCTGTATTTTTGCTCTCTGAACTCGAACGTTTCTCCGATTTTCAGCGGTGTTTTCTCTCCGCCTAAGACGTAGCAGATGTGGGGCAAATCGGGCGCAGCGGCAAGCTCAAACTGTGCATTGCAACGGTCATTTAGGTCTTCTAATGATTCGTAATTGCCCCCATAAAGCGTTCCTTTGAGTTCATCCTTGAAGTCACCATTTACAATATGGTAAATTCTGTTTTCTTCAAATGCCTCCGAGTTTTCCGCAGAAACACATTTTACTGTTGCATTCCAGCCATGAAACGCCGGGTGATCTTCGATTTTCATTTGACAATCCTCCCTTATGTGCTTATACTGTCATTGTGTAATTTTCTTTGTGCCGCTTTGCGTTTGCTGACGCGGGCGGCCCTTATTTTTGCTCCGCGAATTCTCTCGGAAGATATAATCAAATCATGCTGGGTAATACTAAGCGCGCTGATGATATCTTTTTCGCCGTATCCATGAGATTTGAGGTATACAATACGGCGATCAAGCATTTCATGTTCCCACCTGCCTAGCGCGCCGGATAGCACTGCGCTTTCCCACTTTGTAGGTCCGTCATTGCAGATGCAATCAGCATGTGTGCAGTGGGCGCAATCGTGATCGCATGGATGATAATTACTCGGCATTGTTTCACCATCCTCTGTGCCTGCTATGGCTACGCGAGTCTATATGCAGCTGACGGCTAAAGCTGTCATTTGTATATCCTGCGGTTTCGCGGTCGGATACCGATTGCCAATGGTATGTAGCAAGGCGGCATATTCCTGGGTTCCGCGGAGTGCCCTGACAAATGCTCCGTACCATAGGGCAATTGCATCTTGTGCAAGGGTCAAGTGCGCAACTCATATTTTTCAGCCCTCCTTATTCCTGCACGGTATTCAGCGCGGTTATCGTGGATTCTGTGCTCCATGCGGTTAATCTTGCGGATGTGATGTGCTTTGCAGCAGACCGCATAGACGAGCATTGCAATGGCGCACGGGGCGGCTATGATGGCAAGATAGATCAAGATGTCAATCAGAGGTTCCATTTGTAGCTCCTTTCGCATTTCTAGCTTGTTCTGCGGCCTGCTTAGAGCCGCGGCTCCTTCGTGCCTGCCTCATATAGTTCTCGTAAATTTCGTTTGCGTCGAATGCTTCAACCGGCAGACCGAGCGCCGAACTTTGCATCCGGGCAATGTCACGGGTGGCAAAGCTTAACGCGATTTCGGCTTCGGATTCGTTATCCATTGGATTCACTTCCTTCCGGTTTGCGGGCCTTAATAAACATGCTCGGATAATATTTGCCTCTTGGCCTTTTGCAAGCAGCGCATGCAAATTTGTTAACCTGAGATTTTCCAAGATGTATTGCACACCTTTTGCAGAAATCAGATTTTTTCACGGTTCGCTCCCTTCCGGCTTGTGGGCGTAGGCCAACCACGTTTTGCCGTAGTCCTTTTCAAGCAGTGGTGTTCCGAACGCGCTTACGATGGCAATAATATTGTTTTTCGGGCCAAATTTACTAATATTGTCGTAGTCGATAATTGCGATGCAATCAGATTTTCCAGCTTCACGGACAACACAACTTGACATCAAATCTCGCGCCATCCCCTGAAGCTCTTCCAACGTCAGCGGCTTATTTTCCGGGGCGGCGCGGCGGTTCTCTTCTTCGCGGCGCAATCCAAGCAGCTCTTCCATGTAATTTAAGACTTCGGTCAGAAATGTCTTGTTTACCCGCATAATGTCTTTGCTGCTCATGCTGGTAAGCCCGGCGCTCAGATTGTTGATCCTGTCATTAAGCTGTTCCAGATTGCACGGGAGCAGACACGGTTTCAGATCATCCATCAGAATTTACCTTCTTTCTGCCGCTTCCTGATTTCGCGGTTGACTGCTGCCAGACGGGCCTTGTTCCCGGCGGGATGATCTTCGAGGAAATACTGCGCTTTCAGCAGATCATCGCGGGACGCATATCTTTTCAGTGCCCATGTAAAATTACAGTCGGTAGCGGGTACGGTGATCAGTGTTTGGTAATTATCACCCCAATCCATCAGCTTTTAGCCTCCTTATCCAGTTCCAGCGCTATTAATGCGAACCTAATGCCAGTACCTACGTTGACGGTGTAACCATCGCCCTGCTCCTCCCACTCGTCCGCCATTTTCCATAAGTGCTGTACTTCGGACTTATCCACAAACAGCTTTTCATCCTGCATCAGCTTTTCCTCCTTTTCGGGCACCACATCGGGCTTGTTTTTGACTTACGATTGAGCCTTTGCCCCGTTTTTCCACAAATCCTTTTGACAGTCCAAGACGGCCCTGGCGGATTAATGCAATCCTCACAGACGGAGCAGCGGGGCGCGGGTGACTTATGCATTAGCTTGTCCCTCCTATCTTGTAAATTTTCCCTTCCCGCGCTAAAATGAGGGCGGAAGGGATGTGTTATAAATGCAAAAAGAAATGGATGTTGAAACCTTTGGCGATCCAGATGATGACGACGAAGAGAGCATTTATTACGAAGGAATAGGAAAATGTCCTCTATGTCATTTGGGATTGCATTCTGATATCATGTCGGCGAGACTTTATGACAGCGTTCTCTATACTATCGAGCATTGCCCTTCATGCGATGGAGTCTTTTTCTGTTCTTATAAAGAAAGCGATGGAAACGTATATGTGTTGAATCAAGTGATGCCCCAAAAATTTGCTGCCGATAATCTTCCAGATTCAATAAAGAAGATTTCACCAGACTTTTCGAACATCTTTAGCCAAGCGCAAACAGCTGAGGGTAGTGGCTTAGTTGATATCTGTGGCCTTGGCTACCGGCGTTCTCTTGAATTTCTCATAAAAGACTATCTATGTAGCTTAGACCCGCCTCATACTGACGAAATAAGGAAACAACCATTGAGTCAATGTATAAGAGATCGCATGCAAGACCGAAGAATTAAAACTTTAGCAGAACGCGCAACTTGGATTGGCAATGATGAAACGCATTACATAAAGAAGCACGAGGGCTTAGACGTTCAAGACATGAAGCGCTTTATTCGTGCTATGATTGCTTTCATTGACGCTGAGGCTGCTTTTGAAGAAGCATTAAAAATCACGCCTAAAAAGTAGCAATGAGCTCACCGTCAAGCGTCCAGTACTGAGTAACAAGCTGCACGCGGTCATCTACCGTGCCGCTCCCGCTGAGGGCCTTAGTCTCGATAATCTGAATTATTCTTGCGCTGTCCGTTCCTCTGGGACGGGCAGTTTGTTTTTCTGACTCCACAATTTTCCTCCTTCCTCCGCCCGGTCAGGCGGTTTTAAAATCTTCCAGCGTAAGCCGCTTCGGAGCAGTATGGCTTATTCGTCGCTTACCGTTGGAATAATGCCGTTCGTAGTGTGCCGGGCCTGTGTGATGCTTTATGTAGTCCTGCAAGCCCCTTTCACTGACCATATGAGTTTTGCCATCGTTCAGCGTGTCACCAAATTCTCCAGCACAAATTTTCCGGCGCATTGTATCCGGAGATTTGTTGAACATCTGAGCAAGTTGCTCCACGGTGTAATATTGCATAATGTCGCCTGCCTTTCACCTCGTGGGGGCTATGCGGACTTAAGGTCGTCATCTGTTGCAAAGAGCTCTTCAAGAGGAACCTTTTCAGAAAATGCGGCCTGTATGCTGAGCATTTCCTTCCTCGTGAATTCTGTATGGCCGTTCAGCTTTGAAAGCAACGTGTCATACTTCATTCCAGATGCGGCTGCAAGTTTTTTGATTGATAAACGATTTTTAGCACGCTCAACATCAATTTGTGTAAACATTTTTTCGCCTCCCTAATTTACCATGTGTGGTAACTTACTGGCATAATAATATACCATGCAGAGTAAATTGTCAATTGCTTTTTGCAAATAATTTATGTTGCATGGTATTTTCCTATTGAAATGTGGTAATTATCGTGTATAATACAAATATGCAGGAGTGATAAATAATGACTTTGACCGAGAAATTAGACAGTTTGATGAAAGAAAAAGGCATCAACCGCAGGCAGCTTTCCCAACAGTCCGAAATACCCTATATGACAATAGTAAATTTTTACGAAAAGGGTACTGAAAACGTAAAGCTTTCAACACTAAAAAAATTAGCAAATTATTTTCACGTTTCGCTTGACTATATAGCCGATGACTCTATTGAATCCGTTTCTTCCGCTTCTGTCTCTTCCACTGCCGAGTTCCCCGATGAAGAAAAACGTCTTTTGTTCCATTTCCATTCTCTTAATTTCGAGGGCCGCCAAAAGCTGTTGAGCTATTCTGACGATCTGATCTCCAGTGGAAAATATGCCGTTGAATCAGCGGAGGCATGATTATTAATTTATCCAATTATCGGAAAGAAAAATAGTGCTTATTTACAATAAAAATAAGTTCACATGCTGCTACCGGCGACATGTGAACTATAAGTGGGGTTCTTTACAAGAATTCTCCCAAATATATTATAGAATCTTGGCATAATTTGTCAAGGGAAAGAGGGAGCATCATGAGCGAAGAAATAAAGAAGTCGGTGCCTGATGGCGTGGAGCCAAAGGCGCCTCGTAAAAAGAAGAAATGGCCGTGGATAATTGGAATCATTATTGTACTGATTATCATTATTAAGGCGTGCAGCGGAGGCAGCAGCGGGGGAAGCACAAGCAACGCGCCTACAGTATCAAATGCCGCAGTAACGTCCTCGACTACTGCGGCATCATCTACAGCGAACAGCGCACCTGTAAGCAATGCTGCAACTACAAAGGCATATAGTGCGGCGCTGGACCCAGGATTTTATGAAATAGGCGTTGACATCCCAGCTGGCACTTATGACTTTGCGATTGTTTCTGGCAATGGCAATGTTACAACCACTTCCGGTAACGTCAACCTCGTGATGGGTAAGCAATCCGATAATATGTATCAAAAAACATATAAAAACGCTGAACTTAATGCCAACGATACGCTATTTGTGCAACAGTGTTCCATCAAAATCGATTCAAAAGCCGCAGATATGAATATTAAAAAGCGCGATAACTCCACAGCCAAAGAAGTTAGCTTTTCAGCCGGAAATTATACGGTCGGTAAGGATTTCAAACCGGGATATTATGATATAAGTCTTGTATCCGGTAGCGGGAATGTAATTTGCCAGGACAACGAGCTTAACGCTATTTTTGGTGATGACAGTTCCATGGGAGTAAAAACGTATAAAAATGTGCCATTTAAAGATGGGAATAAATTGCAGGTTGAGCAAGTCAAAGTCAAATTAACCCCGAGTAAATAAAAATAGCCGCCCCACCCGGTTGCGCCCGGATAAGACGGCTCCCCATCAGCAGGGCTGACAGTACGTTAAATACGCAATTTAATTATACTGTTTCAGCCCTCTAAAATCAAGGAGGGCAAATATGAAGAAACGTGCGGATGGTCGGTATCGTAAGTGTGTCACACTACCGGATGGAACGACATAGTATGTCTATGCAACGAATATTCCAGCATTAAACGAAAAGGTACGCAGCCTGCTAAAAGAAGCTGACACGGGCGTAATCATTGGAGATAATACTCTAACCGGCGAATGGGCCGCAAAATGGATGAAGTCCTATAAATCCAGTCTGCGGGGAAATACTATCAAGAATTATCTCAATGCTTATAACAATCATGTTGCGCCGTTGCTTGAAAATATTCCATTGAAAGCTATCCGCCCAGTTCATATTCAGGGCGTCATGAATGGGGTTGCACAGTATTCGGAAGACCTGCAGCGAAAAGTGCTGAATACAATGAAACAGATATTTGAAACAGCACTGCAGAACAGGCTGATTGCAGTTAACCCATGCAATGGCATTAAAATCACACCACACGCTTCCGACGAACGAATCAAGGTGCTTACTCCGGCACAGCAGAAAAAGTTGCTTGAAGTGGTTGCAGAGCCTATGGCGCGGGTATTTGTTGCACTTGGCCTTTACTGCGGTTTGCGACGAGAAGAATCCCTTGGCCTTATGTGGTCAGATATTCATGGAAACAAGCTGACGGTCAATCGTGCAGTTACATTCCTAAAAAATCAGCAAGATTCGAATCACGAGTTGAAAAGTAAGGCCGCGCACCGTACAATTCCGATTCCAAAGCCACTTGCTGAAATTCTGAAGCAAACGCCGCGCAAAGGCTTATATGTTATCATACCGCCGCACGGAGGAGAAATGACGCTGATGTCGTATCGGCGTATGTGGGGTCATGTTACTAAAACAGTTAATTTTGACGTTCACAGTCACATGCTCCGGCATACTTATGCAACGTCCCTTTATCGTGCCGGTGTTGATCTTAAAACGGCCCAGTACCTTTTAGGACATTCTGATATAAAAATGACAGCAGAAATTTATACTCACATACAGCAGGACAAACTGTCGTCTGCCGCTGTGAAAATTAACCGGATTTTTCTCGGAGGGTCAAAGCAGGGTCAAAAATCTAAAAAAGCCTGATTTTATCAGTATTCATGCGTGTCTAGTCTATCCTTGGTAAGGACGAGGTCACGCGTTCGAATCGCGTTAGCAGCTCCAAAAAAATCCCGCTTGGCTCTAAGGTCAAGCGGGATTTTTGATATTCTCAGGCCCACCGAGGAATTATCCTCGATGGGCCTATTTCTGAAACGATCGGAAAAGGCCTAAACGTTTTTATCCTTTTTTTCTGTGATATCTGACTGGAATATGGAAGGAGAAGCATTGCTAAAAGCTCTCATGAATTCCATTGGCAATGGAAAAACAATCGTAGAGTTCTTTTCAACAGCGATTTCCGTCAGGGTCTGCAAATAACGCAATTGAAGGGCGGAGGGTGATTTTCGTATTACCTCTGACGCTTCATAAAGTTTTGCCGCCGCCTGCGCCTCGCCTTCAGCTGCAGTAACCTTCGCCCGACGCTCTCTCTCGGCCTCAGCCTGTTTTGCCATAGCACGTTTCATCGAATCCGGAATTTCAATGCTACGCAGCTCGACCGCAGTTATGACAATTCCCCAAGAAGACATCGTCGCCGTTAACATGTTTTTAAGAATCGTATTGATATTATCCTTGCTTGTGAGAATTTCATCCAATTCATGCTGGCCCAGCACGGAGCGTAAGGTGGTCTGCCCAAGCATGGTTGTACTGCTGTTAAAATTGACCACTTTCGTGATAACTAAAGCCGGATCTTCTATATGGTAATAAACGACTGCATCGACTTTGATGGAAATATTATCTTTGGTAATAATTTCCTGCTGCGGTACGTCAATAGTCCGCGTGCGCAAATCGACTTTACGTACAACATCAATACCAAATGGTATGCGCAATTTCAGGCCGGGCCCCAGGACGCCGATAACGTGTCCAAAGCGGAAAACTACTCCTCGCTCATATTCGTTGATCACAACAAGGGAAAGGGCCGCCAAAATAAGGACCAGCACTATGATAATAATGGATATCAGCACAGAAGAGCTCAT